CGAGAATACATTTCGCCGGCTCCATCTCAATCAATGGACAGAGCAAGCTATACGCTGGCTGCCGATGGATCGTTTTGACGAAGCCGACCCATTTGCCGCCTTTGGAGAGAGAGCCGTATACGCAGGGCTAGACCTTGCGAGTACGACAGATATTGCCGCCTTTGTGATGGTGGCTCAAGATGACGATGGCGGCTTCGATGTCATGAGTCGATTCTGGATACCGGCGGAGAATGCCCACAGGCGAGAACGTAAGGACCGCGTGCCGTATGAAGCCTGGATCCGAGAGGGACTCGTCACAGCGACGCCTGGAGACGTGATCGACTACGACCAGATCCGAGAAGATATTCTCGAATTGACCAAAGAGGTCAACATCAAGCAGATAGCCGTCGATCGCTGGAACGCGACCCAGATCGTGACGCAGCTTGATGGTGAATTGCCGCTCGGCACTATGGTCATGTTCGGGCAGGGCTATAGATCGATGAGCGCACCAAGTAAGTTTCTGACTAGTTTGGTGATGAGTAAGAAACTACATCACAACAATAATCCAGTAATGCGTTGGATGGCTTCCAATGTGGCGATCGAGACAGACCCAGCCGGGAACATCAAACCGACCAAGAATGAAAAAAAATCAACAGGCAAAATTGACGGCATAGTCGCACTAGTCATGGCACTAGCAAGAGCGACAGCTGATAACGACGACGGTGAAAGTGTCTACGAGGACAGAGGAATAATCACACTATGATTTTTGGACTATTCGGAAGAAAAGAAGATCGGGCAACCTTAGCGAATCCTGCGACGTGGCTGGTCAATACCCTGACAGGTGGACCAACCGCGAGCGGAATAACAGTAAACGAGAATACAGCCCTCAACAGTTCGGCAGTCTTTGCGGCTGTCAGACTGCTGAGTGAGGCTGTGGCATCTTTGCCTCTTCACACCTTCGAACGTCAAGAGGACGGCAAGAGGCGAGCGACAGAGCACCCTGTGGCATCGATCCTATCACGCCGTCCTAATGACTACATGACGTCTTACACACTACGCGAAACGATGATGGGGCATTGCCTGATGTGGGGCAATGGATACGCTGAAATCGTAAGAGATGGCTCTGGAATGCCTACCGCTTTGCTACCAATTACACCCGATCGGATCAAGATCGAGGTAGATAACATGGGGCGAGTCGTATACGTCGTAGATGAGCAGGTCAAACTAGCTGCGGACGATGTACTGCACGTTGCTGGCCAAGGCTTCGATGGGATCCAGGGAAGGTCGATCATCACGCTGGCCAGAGAATCGATCGCGGTCGGGATGGCTGCCGAGAGGTTTGGCGGGTCATTCTTCCAGAATGGGGCAAGACTAGGCGGCGTCCTGGAACACCCTGGCAAGATGAGCAAAGATGCAAGCGACCGACTTCGAGAATCATGGCGAGCGGCTCATGGTGGATCTGGAAAAGCCGGCTCTACCGCCTTATTAGAAGAGGGTATGAAATGGAGCCAGTTATCGATCAGCCAGAACGATGCACAATTCCTAGAGACTCGACGCTTCCAAGTGGAAGAGATCGCCAGATGGTTTGGGATACCTCAGCACCTGCTGGGATCGATGGACGCTGCAACCTTCAGCAACATCGAACACCAGCAAATAGAGTTCGTTACGCATACTCTCAGACCTTGGCTTGTGAGGTGGGAGCAAGAGATCAGTCGTAAGCTCTTCCAGGGCGATGACTATTATCCAGAGTTCCAGGTAGACGGTCTGCTCAGAGGCGATACTAAAACACGCTACGAATCCTACCGAATCGCTAGAGAAGCCGGCTGGATGTCAATAAATGAGATAAGGGCTCTGGAGAATCGATCGGGAATCGGTGATTCTGGGGATACATATATCCAACCGCTCAACATGGGCACCGTAGCCGGCGAAGCCGAAACAGAGGAAGATGAGCGAAGCTGGCAGCAGCCACTACTTGCAGAGGCACTCGTCAGGGCTAAGAGACTACAAGAAAACAAAGAACGCCAGGCACTCAAACGCAAGGGCGATCATTATGGCGAGTGGCGTATGCAGTGGCGAGAGCAAGAGCTTCCCGGTCTGATGTTCGAAATACTATCGCCGTCGATCGAGGCGGTCTGTGGATCGGCTGGCATGGATAACAGGAGCATAGATATAACCGTCAGAGATGCCGTAGATCAGTGGATCGGGTCCGATGTCAACGAGGAAGATTTTGCAGGAAAGATCATAAAGGGGATACAATGAACGAGCAAAGAGCGATCAACTTCGAGGCTGCCGAGTTTCGATTCGATGAGGAAGATAAGAACGTAATTCAGGGATACGCCAGCGTATTCAATAGCAAGACAAATCTGGGACGATTCGATGAGGTCATCGAGCCGGGAGCATTTACAAGAGCCCTGGAAGAGTCCCAAGATGTCAGAGCACTGATCGACCACGATAGCGGTAGGATCATCGGCAGGACCAAGAACGGCACGCTAGAGCTTCGAGAAGATAGCCGAGGGCTCCATTCTAGAATCACCTTGCCAGATACGCAGGACGGTAGAGATCTAGCGACCCTAATCGAGCGGGGTGATCTGGATGCGATGAGCTTCGGATTCACAGTCAAGGGCGACCGATGGGAAAAGAACGAAGGCCGGAACACCAGGCACATATCCGACGTGGACCTGTACGACGTCAGTATCGTCGCCTATCCAGCCTATCCGGACACAACTGCGGCGATGCGATCGATGCCAAAAGACGAAAAGGGCGACAATCGCCGGCTCAGATTCAATCTACTTTTAAAGAAATTTAGAGCTAATTCTTGGCAATAATCTGCCGAGTTATTCGTTGACCATGTAACAGGGGGAAATCTTGCCACAGTCTACGCCGATGCGATTCTGGAGCGGATAACCCAACAACCTAGTCAGATCTACGCCTATGCGACTTCTGCGCGGTTTCGTGCTATCAGTACAGAGACCCACAGGGGTCGCATTTTATTACAAAGGGGAAGCCACAATGGCTGAACAAACAACAACAGAGCTGAAACAGCTCAGAGCAAAGGGCGTCCGCGAGATGCGAGAAATTCTCGATATCGCCGACGCTGAAGGTCGCCCATTAAGCGGCGAAGAACGACAGAAGTACGACAAGATCGATACAGACGTCGAAGCCTTCACAGAAACAATCGACAGACGCGATAAGCAAGCAAGATCAGAGAGTATGCTCTCAGACAATGCTGGTGAATCCCGCGTATCACGCAAGGCGGCCACTCAAGCAGAGATGCTGGATTCTGAAGAGTATCGCAACGCATTTTACAAGTACATCAGATACGGCTCCAACGCCCTAGTCGGGGATGAAGCTCGTGGTCTATCCATCGGTACAGACGCTGCTGGTGGCTACTTGACAGAAACCGTCCTTGATCGCAAGCTAGTTCAGACTCTTGACGAGATGAACGTGATGCGTCAACTATGCACAGTGATCTCTACAGCCTCAGATCGTAACATAGCGGTAGAATCAGATGCAGCGACAGCAGTATGGATGGCTGAAGAGGCGAGCTATACTGAGGACGATGTAGCATTTACCCAGGTCTCACTATCTGCCTACAAACTCGGTTCAATCATGAAGATCTCCGAGGAGCTTTTACAAGATAATGTATTCGACCTCACTAGCTACCTAGCAGCAAACTTTGCTCGACGCATTGCTAACGCTGAAGAGGCTGCTTTTGTCAATGGCGACGGATCCTCTAAGCCTACCGGCGTTACATCTGGGGCGACCGCTTCAGTGACAGCAGATTCAGCTACTGTATTGACCAGCAATGAGCTGATCGATCTTTATCACAGCTGCGGACGTCAGTACCGAAATAACGCCAGTTGGCTCATGAGAGACAGCACGATCAAAGAGATCAGAAAGTTGAAAGACAGCGACGGCCAGTATGTTTGGCAGCCAGGTATGCAAGCCGGCGAGCCAGATCGTCTATTCGGCAATCCTGTATACGCTTCGCCAGATATGCCAGAAACAGCGACAGGCGCTATCTCTGTCGTATTTGGTGATTTTAGCTATTACACAATCGCCGATCGCGGCTCGCGTTCTTTGGTTCGTTTAAACGAGCTCTACAGCGCAAATGGGCAAATTGGATATCGTATCTTTGAACGAGTAGACGGCAAGGTTATTCTTGCTGAAGCTCTTCACAAGATAACAATGGCGTAAGCCATCGGTCAGTAGACCAACCACCTGCAGGGTTCTAGCGGATCCTGCAGGATTTGAGGGGCATAATATGAGTATTACACAAACCGTAGCACCAAGCGCAGAGCCGGTAACCACGACCGATCAAAAGAACTGGATGCGGGTCGATACTTCGGACGAGGATACGCTGATCGGATCGCTAGCATCGGCAGCGAGATCATACGTCGAGATGGCTACAAGCCGGCAGTGCATCACAGCTACCTGGGTCTTGAAGCTGAAAAACTTCCCGGCTGGAGACATCGTTCTCCCGATATTCCCGCTGCAATCGATAACGTCGATCAAATACTATGACAGCAACGGCGAGGAGCAG